CGCCTGGAATTGATGTATTAAGCGTAGACATAAATCATCGCCTTATATATTGCAACGGATCTCTGTTACTCAAAACATCTATAACTCTTTGCGCTGCTGGCGACATTGCATTTACATTTTGCCGAACATTATTCCCGCCAAGAAAAGACTGCGCATTATTCTTTGGGCCTTGACCTGGCCCTCTTAGGGTTTCCAGTCCTACCCTCATTCTTTCACTCTCGTTCTTAAACAACTCCAATCGACTTTCTTCCTCTTCAAGTCTGCTTTCTGCATGATCAACCGCCTCATTGATCGCTTTTATATCAGGATACTTATATTCTTCTTCATTCGTCAGGGCGTTTGCACGAAATTTATGACGTATAGAACGCAATTCGTCACCCTTATTTTTCCACGAATCAACGACTTTACTTTGTTCTCTCATCGTCTCTTGTAGTCTAAGAAAACGACCCTCTATACTGCCAATGGAATTTTGTCCTGTTTTCCCACGGTTTAGATAAGCATTCCATTCCTCATCAGATATCCTTCCTTCCAGCTTCAAATTAAACATCGCTTCGTCTAGATTGAACTTTGGCTGTGGCTGTGTTTTTGTAGCCTCACGTTTACCAATCGCAAGGTCATTGCGATGTTGTATTAATTCGGCTAACCGTTTCTTGTCAGATGGATTAAGATTGTCTCTAGACTGTAAATCGGCTATTTCTTGATTTACTCTATCATACTCCCTGCTCTTAACACTAGGAACTTGTACACCACCTCCCGTTCCTTTTCCTGTAAGGCCAAATTTTTCAATAGCTTCCCTTTTCGCTTCCCGATCTAGAATACCTTGTTCATGTTCCTCAAGACCGCTTAAAGACAAACCAAGGCTGCGAGCCTTCTGTATATCGCCCCATTGAGGATTTTCTTGGGCTATTTTTTGAACAGCCCTACGCCTGTCTCTCGCATTCATAGGAACTTCGACATCGCCTTGCTGGTTATCAAATGTAAACCTGGCTTGTTGAATTAACCGCTGCTCTGCTTTTCTATTTTCATTTTCTATCTGTCGTTTCTTACGAAGCTTAGCACTGTCTTCCTGCTGTTTTTTACTTCTAACAGGACGATAAGTAGCCTGTCTACTGCTCCCACGCTGTTTAAAGCCATAAGTCTCCATGATTATTTCCTAACTATCTGAAATTATAATTTGTTTATTTCGACCTATATCCAATACCGTTTGCGACATATTGCAACCAGCAAAGTCGAGACTGATACCACTATCAACACCAGAATCAGTATTCCAAGAAATAAGACCGTTAGGATCTTTAATCGTTACGCCATCAGCCTTGACAACAACCTTGCCAGCCATCGCCTTAGTGGAAGGGTCTGTCTCGTTTAATAACTGGGCTGTATCGTCCAGCGTGAACGTGCCGATCTTTGTGGAAGCACCGGGAACATTAGGCGGTGCATTCAATTCTACAATCGCGTCACCGCTTATCTCAGTACCATTCTCCCAGGTTCCGTACTTGTCCTGAATATAACGACCACCCTTGATAACACATACGCCAGCACTAGATTGATTTACAACCGTCCCTGCGTACTGCTTTATGATCACGCCGGACGAACCATCTAATGCGTAGTTTCCACGGCCAATCGTAACGGTAGCATCGCCAACAGGATCATCGACATAGCCAACGTGTATTGTCGCAGCCTCAAAATTGCCGTTTTGTGGAACAATACCGCAGCCAACATATCCCCTATAGACGTATATATTTTCATACTGCTCTCCCATTAAATACAAGCCGTGATTTCCTTCTGATGGGGTAGCAGTGTTATATACAGACAAGTTAACCGTATTTGATGATCCGGCTTCACCTCTGAAATAGATATACGCCGTACCTGTACCCGCGAACATCGGTGCTTTATTTGCGTCCATCATCACATGCAGGTATTGACCAGCAGTTCCACCGATATTCCCCGTGTATCCGGGGTGAACGTGAAATTCATTGAAGTCAATATTTGTCAAGCCATCCAAGTTGTAAAGGATAGATGAAGATCCAGAAGGAATATGAACTTCATCATTATCAACAGGTATAGCTCCCTCTAGCCAATTCGCAGGATTCGTCCAATCATTCGGCCCAGTGCCGGTGGTTACATCCCCTTCATTAGCCCATGCAGCACTGCCGCCTACGCTATCCGCTATGGTATAAGGAATACCAGCTTCCCCGGTTAAGACCACCTTGTCCGTAGTAGTGCCATCTACCGAAGCAGTTAATGCCCTGATTTCAGTGGTAGTTGAAGCATTCCATTCAGACACAAAGTTCGTAGCCACTACGGCAGTGCTGGCAACACCAGCCGCAACGGTGTGGGTGAACGCATGGGTCTTGTTGTTTTCATCAGTAAGAGTAATAGTGAAAGTGTTGTTCTCCGCATAAGTGTTAATTTCACCTGCCCATACATGAGCCACCGAAGTAACATCGCCTTGCCAAGTTCTAATAGCCATTACCATTTACCTTTCGGACATGTTTCTTTTAATAGTCGGATCTTTGGTGCTATCCAGCATCCGCAGCCACCTGAACCTTCACAACGACCATTATTGTTGGTATCGCATGAATTACATATTGAATACCTATCGGTTACAATTTCATGGGAAGCCATTCCGATGTTCGCCTCTGCCTTTATCAGTTTCGCAGCACCCTCGACAATCGTTTTCACCGTTCGCTTTGGAGCCTTCGGCACAACTTCATCTACAACCTCATCTACAACTTCATCCTTTGGCTCTGGAATTTTCGGCTCGAAGGTCTTGCATTTAATAAAACTCTCTATAACCTGTTCCTTTTCGCAGTCGAACACTGCGTACCCGTCACCCCATTCGTCCTTTACCTCTACGCGACGAAGCTCCTGGTTGTCACCACGAACAAGAAAATCCATTACGCTGGCTCCAAATTCACCGTCACAGTTCCAGCGTAGTAGCCAGCACTACAACCAATAACGCACACCTCGCCAGACAAGTCGTACCCGTTGGGTATAGGAGTATTTAAATCGAAATCTCCCGTACCAGTATTAAAATGGCAGGATTTCTGGTACACTTTTACATTGTTAACTTTCCACTCATTATCCTCCTCGTCCCAAGTTAAAGATACCTGTATATTTCCAGTTTCCGTAGCTGTTGCCGGGGATGTAGGAGTGGAGCATGTATCGGAAAACGTATTCAGCTTAGACAAATTCACAGCAGATGCCGTTCTATATACATGTTTGGTGCAACTATCAGTTGATAAACCAACCCTATTGGAAAGCGTATAAGTACCGGGAAGGTAATCCGTATTTACAGTGGCCCATTTGCCTGTGTCAATAATGAAACATGAACTACATGCAGTGCGTGAACTGAACGTCACCTTTACCTTTGCAGGCTTGCAGGCATGGGTTTCATCTTTGAATTGAAGAACTTTCGCTGTCCCATCACCAAACGGAGGATCTGGATAAGCAAAAGAAGTCCCCGTCGGTATCTTTTCTACCGTTCCAAATTTTTGGCTTCGTGTGCCATCCTTGCAGTCATCTAAACTTAAAGTATTGGTTGCGTCCTGAGCAATTAATACGGCTGGAGCGCCGCTTGAAATACTGCTGTAGCTAAATATTCTTGCAGCCCCATAACGAGGTATAGGCCATGTGTCACCTTGCATCGATTCAATAGATCCTTTCCTTCTCTCGAACTCACCATCGATTTTCGGGCCTGACCGTGATGCAAATCCGCATCTCGAATAATGTATCACGTTATTGTTGAATATATAAGCAAACCTATGTTCTCGTTTCCCAGTATCGTAGTTAGTTAAAGGTTCTTGATTTTCACTTTTCTCTCCCGTTGCGACATCAACAATTTCAGAATAATAAGAATAGTCATATGGCGCTCCAGCACCACTGTCCTCTTCCGTTGCTTCAGCAAAAAACGGAATTTCACTACCATTTCTTTCCCAATCGTCGTCAGGGTGTCCCGCAATATGCCCCGGGAAAAAGGATTCACCGAAATGAACCACAGCCGAAATTCCGTATATAGTTTTACAGTCAGGGTTAAGACCTACATCAATCTCCAATACCCCAATATTGGCTACTACAATCCCGTCACCAGTAAACAAATGCCCGCATGGCGGCCCATGATTAGTGCTTTCTTTCACCCAAGGTAGACGTGTCACGGGATCGAGATACATCCAAATTTCTTCTTCGAGTCCCTGCCCTGTCCGGAGTTTAATAAGATTGGGCGGCATGGTACTTTCGACAATACCATACGGTATATCATGTTTTTTTGCATACGCTTCTACTCCAAACTTCAGTTCGTTTTTTACTCTATTCCATGTGTCAACATCACTCATTCCTAGACTTCCGGCATCATTCATTATTGTCCCGTACTTGCCCTCAAAAACGCCTTTGTATAACGCCACGCCATGGCTTGAATGGCTGGGTCTTGATATTGTGGCATATCTATCAAGTTTGAAGGTAGAGTTTATTTGGCTCGAATCCAATTCAAAAACATAACCACTGTCCGAAGCGCCTGCGCCGGTACTACCGACTCTCCAGAAATTATCACTCGCCCCCTTGCAATAAGATATACCACTTAACTTGACCTGCAATACATCCGGTTGGCAACTACAAGGATCGCAGTCACCGCCAGACGGTATTTCCGTTGGTATCTTGCAACAACATGCCATCCGTACAATGTTTCCGCTCATTATGCGCCCGAACAATTACCATCGTGAGGATTAGGACGATCAAACAAATACAAAATGTGTTCTCCGACACTCCAAGCCATCATCAATACAACGTCACCAAAGACACTAAAACCAATCGGCCTTGGCTGAAAGCTCGTTCCACGATAAGACGCGCCGTGAACATCTACGCCACTTACATACCAAGACTCCGTTACTGTTGTCGGCTTTGGAGTGTTCGTAGATTCCGAAATATTGTACGCCTTCCCCTGCACGACATCGCCAAGAATTCCTCCTTTACGAGTCGTTTCAGTTAGAACCTCTACCTTCCCGGTTTTGGTTAAAGATACCTGTTGAAAATCATACACCCATCGCGCATCAGCACCAGTAATTAAAGTGCTGCCGGTAATCAACGCCGGGAATTGACTAAGTTGCTGTTCACCACTATGACCCTGGTCACGAACTTCAGCAATGGCGTCATCCAAATCAAATATTGCATCCCTAATCGCACCGATAGCTTCACGAAGTTCCACTTCCTCGTTGCCAATACGGTCTAGTATAGTACGATCAATAAAACTCATTACGTTCTCAAATCTGCATATTTAAGCGACTCTACTATTGGCACTTTGTAGTACCTCACTTTATTAAGACCGTCTTTCTCAATCACTGTGCATACCAATCTCCGAAACCCCTCTGGGCTTCTCAATAGCACTTCCCTTTTCGCTTCCTTATCTAATTCTTGACCTGTAAATGTCGTATCTGACATACATTGGAAAATGTATTCGCCTGTAAATTTCCTTACACCTGCGGGATCAGTAATAACCTTTACCTCGCCTAAATTGAAAATAACGTGATACGGCTGCCATTTGACACCGGCGATATTGTATTTATTCGTATTGGTATGCCCAACCATATTCATCACCTCTGGGGTAAGAGGCGTTTTTGACAACGAAAAAGGGATTCGTATCAAAAAATAATGCAACTGCCTCCGATAACCAGAATTATTCTGCGGTCGCTCCTGAATCCTTGCGTCGGCAGGAAGCACTGGCTTGGATATCTTAACTACATCTGCGGTATCAGTAATCGTATACCATGGAACGTCCATTCTTCTGGGGGTAATAGTGAATACGCTGTTATTTAAATCCTTTGCCTTTTGGGTGGATCTATTTCTGGCCTTTCCGCTAATATCCGTATTCCCGTATTCGTCTATAACAATGGCCCGTTGCCCATCGAGCCATTCAACCGTTCGTGATTTAAGGCCAAGAGTTCCATGCTGTCCACCGATAGCAACTTCACGATCATCTGTTTGAGAAGCTAATTTGAGAACGTCACTGAAGGTTTTTACTGACACACGATGCCTGACCCTGGTAGCTCGGCTTCGGTCTTTACTATAAAAGTCATGCTTGACAAGTATTCGCCTGCCAAGATTCGGAGTGTCATCTCTATTTTTTGGATTACCTGGATCGTTCATACGAAATAAGTCCCCGTATCTTCTTCACCTAATAGCTCAATAACCCCAAATAATTTATTCAATGTTTCATCCTGCCGTTGAATCCGATCCTCCAACAATTGCATTCTCATATCTATATTGTCAAATCTCTCGATAAATTCGCGGTGATGATCAGTCGAATTACGAAGCAAATCGTCGAGCTTGCTTACCACTACACCTTGACTAGCCGTCCCAGTATCACTGCTGTCGTTAGATATATCGACGTTGGTTCCAGGTTGAACAATGGAATTGTTTTCCACAAAAACATCTACTTCGTCACTAGAATCTTGCAATTCTTGCAAGTCTTCCCTGTTTTTATCAAATTCAGGATCAGCGTTAGCCATTACAAACCCCTAAGATGCAAGACTGTCATAACGATGCCTTGCTTCGACCCTGATCAGTGCGTCCTGTTTACGAGATCCCCGTAATGTCACGTCATACACGATTGCTGTACCACCCAAAGTTTCACCGCTATCGTCCGTGGCAAAGTCAATGGTTGTAGCACCTCGCGGAGGCACTTTAACTGCATTTTCTGTATCCTCAAAGATATCACCGTAATCGGAGTTCCCTCCAGTATATTCGATTAACCCTGACAGTACGGCATCAATTTGCATATTTACAAAACCGTTTCGCGTATCAAATGATGTGGGAGTGGAACGAATAATTGCGCCACCCAACCCAGTCGTGTTTACCTTAAGCGTTCCAACATTATCCAAACTTGCATTAAACCCCATTGGACTTGCAAGCCAATGCTTTGGAGATGACGAAGCAGTTTTCAACCATGCACTCATAGTCAAATATGTTATTGGCGTTGACCACATGAAACTTCGTGAACGCGCACCTGCTGCGGCATCAGCGGTTGGATCGCCAGCGCCAGTTACATCTTCAAGATTCCATACACGACGCAACGTCCATTCGTAAGGCTTGATATGTGGGCTTGCTAATGCCGTTGATCCATCGTATTGCTTAATATCAGTATTGTATCCCCTACCATACGTTTCCGTTGCAGTAGTTGAATGCTTGGCGACACCAGCAAGGGTAACGTCTATAGTAGGAAGCCCCGAAATCAGCATAGGAGTTCCAGATCGGGACGAATCTTTTGTTCCAGACACATCGAATATTGGACTATTCGTATTTATTCTTGCTTGCTGCCATCGTACCCCAGTAATGGGGGACGTTATCCTGGCTTTGTATCCTTTAACAAGTGAGATAGACATACTTATTTGCCCTCGTTAAAAAACTCGCGCCTGCTGTAACTGCCGAATCGTCCACCAGAAAAGTAGGGAGTTTGATCTATCTTTCGTCTGAACTTTCGCCCGCTATGCACCCTGTTCCTGACCCGTGGGATAGACTCCCTTGTAAAGCGAAGCCACAGCGGATCACTCGCCAACGCATCGGGCGACCCTGCCGCCAGCAACGCTGGTATTCCCTCCCATACCACCGGCTGGATATAACGATCAGGGATATTTAGTTCAAAACCATCTGACGAGGTGGAGTCAACCGTCGAGAAGTCGTCGTAGAACCGGCCCTTAAGTTCATAGGCGACATCAGGTGCTGGATACACATGCAGCGTATCGGCATCATCAAAGCCATAGAACGACGGTTCGTCCGTTACGCCTGAGCCGTTGAACTTTCGTCGCATTTCCTCAAACGAGATCGGGCCTTCCATCGGATCGCCAATCTTCGTATGAACCCTAGTCCAGAACTCATTGCCAGCAGTGCTTCCCGGCTCGTTTGTGTTATCAGAACTTCTATGGGCCTTAACACATTTGTAAAAGAATGTATCTGCTGTGGCAGGGGTTCCACCAGTGCCACGGCCTTGGACAAGATCCCTCAGAATGTAATCGGTTGCGTCAGACCACGAACTTCGATCCTTAAGGCCAAGCTCTATGCTGATCAGGAACTCCTTGCGGAGTCCGTAGATATTGCTCAGGTCAACTTCCGAAAGATATTGAGTAAGAGTCTTGGTAAATGACGTTATGACGCACCGAGTTTCATTGACAAACACGTTACCCGCATAATTCGCGGCGGTCATGATGTCAGCCTTGGAAGCCTGGTTCTCGTCCATGTTTGCCGCAAGACGAACATTAGTAACCAACTCTCCGACATTCATAACAACCCCCTAGTATTTTCGGGAAATCCACATCTCTCTGAGGTACGTCGTCTTCACCGAAGCCTCTTGAGCTTCCATCCCGAAATACGGCTGAGTATTTCCTGAGTCAATCGCCGGGCCTTTGTAGGTGATCGACTGGTTCTCATCCATGATCGTATACACAGGTTCGTAATCAGGAGTGATAACGATGCCAAACGTGTACGTTGTTGACGCCGCAACCTTCATCAAGGGAACATCGGCAACAGTATCAGCACCGCCAATACTGGATACAAACTGGAATCGTCCACCGTCAGATTCAGAATCGTAAAACAAGATCGCCTTGTGGTTACTGTGACCCGTTGCAAGTTCACCAGCACCGGATATCGCGGCTTCTCTGGCCTTGAAACCTGCGTTTATAATCAGGTTGTCAACATCACTATCGGTCTTGAACACGCATCCAAACGAAATTTCCTTGGTGACTTGCCATCGAGTACCGTCCCACGCTGATTGGCCCGTGTCCTTGTGGACGGTAATAACTGCTTGATCGGCAGACGCGCCAGCAGTTCTAACCCTGATTCCACCACCCGTGTTAAGGGTGATGTCCGAGTTTGCCGCATTGGTTCCCTGTAGTTCCAAATAACGATGCGCGTAGGGATTGTCTACGTTCGCATTCAACTGCGGTATCTGGGTTAACTGGTCATGTAACCGATATCTGCCAAGAGGGGCGGCGTCCCTGTATGCTAGTCCGTATTTCCCGAAGGTACTCATAAGAAAACTCCTTTGTTAAAAGCCGAAGTGACGCCGTTGGGGCCACTCCGACTGGGACACCGAAACCGGTGCATGTTTAATAAGCCTTGCTAATCCATGTTTTTCGGACATAAAAATGCTTGGCAGCAGCAGCTTCAGCCGAAATCCCAATGTAGGGGATAAGGTCGATGCCGGTTCTCACGGCAGTGCTGGCGATACCAGTAGTTTCATTGACCGTATAGGACACGTCGAACGCCGAGTTGATTTTGATTGACAGGTAATACGTCGTGCTTGCAGCTACCGCCGGGCCAACTGCCCGAGTTGTGTCGGTTCCTGCGTTGGACGTTGTTAGCTGCCACTTACCACTGTTTTCACTTGGGTTGTAGCGAAAGAAAGCCTGATCAGCGTCAGTCGCAATCACATCAGTATTGGTCAGCTTCAAGCCAGCCCAAATTGTTGTGTCTGCAATGCTTGATCCAGTCTTGATCACGCATCCCCAACCGAGTTCATCCTCGGTATCCCAAGTCGTGGATGTCCACGTTGTTTGACCGGAGTCAAGGTGGGGAAGAATGATATTTTCATCACCTGAAGCACCATCTGTTTCGCACTTGATACCGCCGTCAACATCAAGCGTAACGTCGCCAGTACTTGCGTTGGTTCCGAGAAGCTCAAAGTTCGCATTTGCAATCATGCGTGTTGATTCGGCAGAGTTCAAAATGTCAGCATTAAGTGCAACCGTGCGATCAAACGATTCGTAAAGGCTATGTCTAGCTTTACTAGACCCGACAGGTAATTGTGCTGTTCCGTCGAAAGACATAATTTTTTCGTCCTTATAAAAAAAGGGTGTGAGCCGCCCCGAAGGACGGCCCTACACCACAGATGGAGGAGTGTTAACTTGCGTCCAAGGTTGTGATCTTGACCTGCAAGTCAGGTCGATAGCATGTGAAGCGAGTCTTGGCACGAATAAGCGTGTACCAATACTTGGCTCCACCCTCATCGTTACGCCACTTGGCTTGCCATTGGTCAATTGAGAAGTTCTTGCCCGGCATGATCTCGAACACCATGACCTCGGGGGTAAGAACGTAGCAACATTCCGCTGGGCAATCCTCGTCGTAAACGATAGAGGATGTATCCTTGTGAATGATTGGGAAGGCGGTGCTTGTATCGGTCAACATGCCCGGAATACCTTCCGTGCTATGATTGATACGATGCTTGCCTTCGGCTTCATTTGCAAGGGTATTCCACAATGCAGGAGTCGTGATAACCAACTTGCCCGCACCGGCCATCTTATTGCCGATACCGCCATAGGTTGGATTGGTAATTACTTCACGAATCATGCGAAGGTTGATGACATCACTGGTTAACACGCCAGCAGATGTCAGCGTAGTACCAGTTACCTCGTTACCTTGAAGAACAGTCTCTACCGAACGGTCAATACCACCGTAGAAATCGGAGCCGGAGCCATCGGTCATATGGTCAATGCCGATATAGTCCTGCCACGTTTCAGCACTTTGCTGTGCTTCGGTAAGCGTTCCTGTCCATAGACTGGACTGGTGCTTCTTGAGGTGCTTGTTGAATCCCATGTCCAACGCCTCTTCTAAGAGTGCGCGAACCTGGAGTTCACCTTGCGCCTGCTCTACACGATCTTCACGAACACGCAACGGCGAATCGAACTCTGTCCATCGAGTTGCGAATTGCTTGACCAGATCATCAGCAAAGACTGACGCAACCGGAGTAGCATCGTCCAACTGAACGGCACTTGCCGCATCTGGTTCTGAAGATTGGTAACGAACTTGATGCTGATATGAACCAAGCTGCGAACGCAGTGTGGCTTTACCAACAGCCTTGCCACCAAGGACGGTTCCCATACTGGGATCGCCAAGACGTGAACCAAAGTCGGCCACGGTTTGACCGGCAAGGAATGTCAAAAGAGGTTTAGTTTTGCCGAACGAACTTTTCAGTTCGGCTTCAATAAGCTGTCTAGTCCAAGAGTTTGCTTGGTCAAAGTTAATTGCCATAAGAGGCGCTCCTTATCGGAAACGCCTCGCGGATCATCTACTGTTGTGGCCCCGGTTTAAATATGCGAAGTCCGTCGTTAAATACACCGTCTTCGATATCAGTGGTTCCAGCAAGGGTAGTGTTCCCCGAAGCGCCTGGAGTCATTTCCGAAGCACCACTGGTGGAATCCTGGGACTTGGACTTGGGCGGGTCTTTTGTTTCACCGTCTTTAGGAGGAGAACCCGTTTTGCGGCGATGAGTGACCGTGTTGTCAAGCATACCGTGGGCATAAGCCTGCGCGTATTCCTCTGACATGCCACGATCAAGGCAACTTTGGACGAGCTTGTTATGTACATCCCTTGGGTTTTCGACCTCCGGGTTTTTTTCGCCATACGATGACCAGAACTGTTCAGCACGTTTTTCCTGCTTTATAGCTTCTAGTTCATCTCGCACGGAATAATCCGAAGAATCGTTATTCAAGTTCGATACACTTCCAAGGATATCATCTTTCTGCGCGTCAAGAAGTTCCAGCATCTTTTCCGGTGACACATAGTCATCCGAATCAGCCAACTCTTTTTTCAGATCATCAAACCTATTGGCTTTAGATTCTGGTGGAGCTACTGGATTTTGATTCGTGACCGCATCAGTAATCTTCTGGATCTGGTCGTCAAGCTGCTTTTGTATCACGCTCATGTTCTGGCGATACTCTTGTCGCATCTTGTTTTCAAGATCCTTGTACTGATCTGAATCGTCCTTGGCTTCGGGTACGGTTTCGGGTTCATCGTCTAAATTAGATTCTGGTTTCGATTCCGCTTCCGACTGCTCTTGTTCTTTTTTCTCTTGTGGGTCAGGAATGGTTGTTCCTATTGGAGATTCAACAGGGTCAATAGATCCATCCGGGCCTTGATACAAAGAGAAACCATCCGATACACCATCAGGTGTCTCAATTACTTGCTCATCTGCCATAGTCTATTAGTCCCTAATTCGGCTACTGATCAAACTAGCCTGACCCGCTTAAGTTCACGCCGCAACGGATACTGTTCGATTTGCATTGCAAAAACATCTTGCGAATGCTCACGCTTAAGTTCTCATTGTTACGGATACTGTTCGGTTAAAGTAGTTGCTTAAGTGCGCTCACTAGGTGGCGTTGCCTGAACAGAACCATTCTGAACAGGACTTGAGAAAAGGTCACCCGCATCCTTAGATGGGAAGGTGACCATGGAGTTCAAGGGAACTAGGCTCCCGTCATTGGCTGAAGCGTACCTTGCGGCGTCGGAGGCTGCGCAGGTTGCTGTTGTTGTTGTAACTGTGGGTTCGCCAATCTTATTTCCCTGGCTATCTTCTGCTCTTGTCTTGAGTTATTGGCTATACCACGAATATTACGAGCATCTTCCTTATTGATCAAACCGAAATTCAAATCTTCTAGCACTTTTCTCATCTGACGCTCCCTATTAGCAGCCAATCCTGCCTGAACGTCACACATTACATCGAACTTCAGCTTGGACATGGCATCTTTGCCAAATACATAATTCACGGCAGCATCGGTCAGATCAGAGAAAATTACCTTCCAATGCTCCATAGGCATGTACTTAGCATAATAGGAACCGATGATTTTGCCTAACCGAGATACCGTATCTCCGGTAAATGACGCCTTAAAAGACACTGGTCCTGAAGCCTTTTGCATCAGGGCATCAATAGCAATACCACTCGTATTTGCACCGGGCGCACGACCTGATCTTACGTCGGGGCGTCCGGCAATTACATCATGTTCGGCCCTGAAATCGTCCCACACCTTGGCAGCAATGGATGGGATATCCGGTGGCCTGACTGCGAATCCGTATGGGTTTCCCTTCAGATATTCCTGGTAGTGGATACCGTCGATTCCCCATTGTCTGCCCGGATGGGTAAACGGCTCTTCCTTACCCTGGTCAGCATAGCTGTCGAGGACATCTTGCGGCCAAATCTCGCATGGATAAGGGTAGTACAGCAAGTAGTTTATGATAATTTCACCAGACTTATTGATCGCGTCGGTTACGTCCTTGGTTCTGAACGGTTCGCCCATACCGTGATGATCGAATGGGATGGGGATATTCAGGTTCCAGCCGACGGGGATATCGTCGTATTTGCTCATCCGATCCTCGATAAGCTGCTGGATCTGCGGCAGGGTCTTGATAAACCGAATCCCTGTTCTGACCGGCCAGGCTTCATCGTCTGGCGTAATCGGTTCGTCGTTGGCTGCGAGCTTGAACCCTTCTCCATCTTCGACTACCAGACCACATTGGACTGCATATTTCGGCTCCATCGGGAAGTTTGAGTCCCTGATATAAGCATTTCTAATAACAACCATATCACGCTGGAATTTCGTGTCACCGTACACGCTACCCATGTGCCAAGCACCCGGCTCCTCGGTATTTTCGAGTGTCCCGGTGGTTGACGCTTCTACCAGCATTTCCTTAAACTGAGGCCACTGGCCGATAGCCTCATGCAGCGACACCATTTCTGTAATCACACAATAGTGAAAATCATCAATAATGAACTGTACGGGGTCTGCCAGTGCATTGCGTGGATGCACATTGCGTAATTTGATACTCCAATCCCGCTCGTCGATATTGCACCACGATACGGCGTGACCGTAGATATTGCAGTACAACTCGTTCATCTTCATCCGCAGATCGCCGTTTGCATCTTTCCACTTCAGTTCGACCAGCTTCTGTAATCGTTCAGCCCGGAAAGAGTCGTTGATCTCCACAATTGCGTTGGTATCTAGCAGTGGTTCCACTGACTGGCCGTCGGGCAGGACCATCGTTTCCATGAACCGTTTAAGTTTCTTTACTTGTGAAGATGAAATCTCTTCTTCGCCAGAAAGCTGTTCAACTGACATGCCCTTGATCAGCGAATCCAGACCCGGCGGGATGATGGGACTGAGGGCTATTGCCTCGGCATCTTGGGATAACCGCTCTAATCGCAAGTCTTGGATCTGCGTGATACCGCTTCTTGTAAGGAAATACGCTGGCTGATCGTTATATTCGACCGGGGTGAAAATATTGGTGAACGGCTGCTGGGTCTGCTCTGCAACATTGGTCAAAATAGACACTTGGTCACGGTTCAAGGTGAACTGTACAAGTTCGTCCTGCGGTGCAACGTCGTGATGATCGCCCACATAACGTCGATGGCAGAACAGCCACCAGTCCTTGATGTTCCTGTCACCGTCGATCTTCTTGCTTTGCAGAGAGTCGTTCGCTTCAGTTACAAGCCTGTCAACCAGTATTACAGCAGGATTCACGTTCTCGCCGGGCTTGGACTTGTCAGCACCGCCCGATCCGAACATCTTGCCGGTAAACAGTTCCTTGAGTGTTGGTAGTGGTAAAATAGCCATATCTTATACCTTTGCTCGTTTGGATTCGTCTTTTTTCTTTCTTGGCGTTCTATTCTTCGGTTGGCCGGTATGCGGCTTCTTGAAGTCGAATATTGGCTTGCTACTGCCGTCCGATCTTCTCGAAGTGATTGAGCCGACGATAACACCTACCGTTACCATCGACGCACCGATCAGGATATTGACCAGGTCTGATACTTGTTCAGGCGACATAACGTAAGCCTCTCTTTGAAGTATTTCGTGACGATGGGGTCGTGTGTCCGTATCGGTTTACCCACATGACGGCGTACCGCATCGCATCCATTCCATGATTGTTCACGTCCTTCGGCTCTTCCTTGTAATTCTTATTCGGTCTTGCCTCCTCCCAGACATAAGTCGGGAACTCATCGATTGTCTTTGCCGGAAGATCGTTCTCCAGCAGATAGTTGTCCACCTTCTTGATCGTGTCCTGGTAGAAGTATAGGCGTGGCTTTCCGTCACCTGACGTGCCAAGCCGCTCTTCAACTCTCTGTAAACCCACATCCATCTTGTTATCGGCAGGCACAGCCTTAATACCATGCCTCCTGTACTGCGTAATATACTCCGGTCGTGACGGGTCACACGTCCAAGCCTTGGGCTTGTACTTCTCGTCGATGCTCTTGTCATTGGCGATCCACCAGTCGGGGGTTTCATGAGAATGATAAATCTCCTCGAAGCAGCACATCCTTCGATCACCGTCAACGCCCCATACCTGCGTTACCCCTGCGTTGGTATAACCCCAGTCCTTGGAGCATATGAAGTGCTTTACCCCGAACTTCTTCTTCAGTTCTGACCGTGACCGTGCCTTGATCACATGCATATTCGGGTTCCAATTCTCGTATACAACACCCTCGGCAGCGGCCCATTGCCCCAAATACAGCCGTTTTCGCCGTACCCCAGTCATATTCCGTAGCGAATTGAGGTATCCCTCATCCGCAGTCGGATTATCCTCATGCAAAGACGTGACATGCTCCATCTTCCCCTCATTTGCACGCCTCAAAAGCCAGTGATTCGGCGGGCCAGGGTTGCATTCAGCGATACACTGCTGCAATGGCATCATCCGCTGGCGGCAGCGAGTGGTCAATAACTCCCAATCGTTGACCGTAAGCTCCGTTGCCTCAAATGCAATGATAAAATCGAACTGACCGGACATGATCGCCGTCGGATCGTCCATACCACCAAGAACAACCTCCGATCCGTTCGCCCACTTGTAGTCATGCCTCGTATATCGCATCTTTCCAGCACCACGCTGCGGTGCAGAATGACCCGGTGGAAGCACCTCCTTCTCCCAAATCGGCAAAATCGTGTCAGTCAAGGACTTTCGGGTCTTTCGAGCGAAAAGTACGCTGATTTTCGGGTTGTTATCGCACAAATACTTCGTTTTCTGCAAACTTGCACGCGATTTACCCGTACCCGCAGCACCGGCAAACAAGACCTCGGGGGCGTTGGACGTGAAAACCTTCGTCGCACCACCATAAGCATGGTAAACTGGGGAAGTTTTACGAATTACAGGCATCTAACTCTTCTTCTTTATACCTAAATTCCCCTTAACCAATGGCCTCTCGAATAGCATCAATCGCCTCGCCAGATCGAACCTGACTCCTGGCTGAAGGCGTACCCTTGAAATCATTGATCTCAATCAATGCCGACTGCGCACGGCGACGCTTGCGATACTCCCTAGTGCCAAATGTCAATAAACCAGCAATCGCTACGCCCGATCCGGGAAACCATAAGTCAGCTACGCCAGATACCTCGTCAATCGTCTGGTCAACCTTGGCCGCTACCTCAGGCTCGCCAGCACCCACAACCTTATCCAATTCCGCACATCCAACCAAAGATATCACCACATAAACCACGACCGAAACCTTAAACAAACGTGTCAGCCACTTGTCGTAATCTATCATCGTATATACCCCTAAAAAAAGACCGCCGTGAGGAGTACGAAAACTCACGGCAGCCCAGGAATGAAGAGTAAAAGTAAGAACACATCATACCAGTTCCCAAAACCGGCTCGGTGTCCTAAATAAAGCATAACCAACCATAACCCAAAATCCAAATGCCAAAACAAAAAATTTCGTGGGGAAGTGGATATATATAGGGGTATGATGGAACCAGAAACGTGCTACCCCCTCCCCCCCCCTACCTTACAACTACCAAACCTGGCACTACTTCACCTTTGCTCGAGGTTTTTTTTAAACCACTACACCATAACCATTTGCCATCATTTACCACGTGGCCTATTTTCCATCACACCTTGATCATCTATATTCTGCGGCACTTGTGGCGCTTGCCTATCGTGTAGTACGACTACACTGGCCAAGCTTGAAAGCTTGCCACATTCGGGACAACCGCCGGCATCAGCCGGCATAGGATCGCCATCAAGGATTAAATAGGTCGATCCGTCTACACCTTGACCGTCACAAGTGGAACAAGAACCAATTGAGAGATCATTTTCAATCTGCGCGAGTAGATTGCGCCAAGATTTTGCGCGATGTGCCATATATCATCAATGCTCGAGTGTTTTTGTGCGCTGCCATTCATCCCCACCATTGCCACCAAACCAAACCAAACCACATAAAACCATCATCATCATATAAAGACTGCGTTTTGCCTTACTGCGCTAAGAATAAATTGCGCTTGAACCGTAATAACAACGCTAGAACGCCCCTTTAGCGTACATATTTCGCAGATTCTCGCCACCATATAATTTATTAGATTCCCCTAAACCCTTGCCAGGACTACGGTTTAGCACTGGAATTAAAAAAACTTTGACAATATTTGCAATTGTTTAGATTACCTGTTGCATTGTAAAGATTGATCGTTTATCATTTGCCATTGTAAAGAATATCAATCGTTCAGCCGATAAGGATTAGACGAGACAACCAACCAACCATATAGGAGTGTAAACAATGGAACAAGTAACAAAAGCAATGTTAGAACGAAGCGTGAAAGTACTACAAGCCCATCAGCCATGGGCGGATTACTCGATAGGTTGGGCTTACGGCCAGCCACGATTAGAGGCTAAAAACGGATCGGTGGACATATCCCCGCGCGGAACAAAACGCCAAGTTAACGACTACATATGGACAATGATTAAGGCGCTACGCATGGAAGAAGATCACAAAAGAGACGCAACCCCGGACTTAATCAAAGCAGCGAAGTGCGCTATCAATAATGGTTTTGAGGTAGAGGACGAGTATTACCGGACGCATTGGGCGATATCCGAAACGCAGCGGAACAACCTCCGCATAGCAATCGACAAAGCCAACAGCTAACCAACCATAGAGGAGTGTAGACAATGGTAGCAATTAAACGGCCTAAAGGTTTTATACTTTATGAGGGTAAATCGGCAATCAGCGATCAAAACATCGTAGCCATAGCCACATTGCATAGTAGAAATGGCAAAACCGGAGATATGGTGCAAGTGTGGATATTGCCAGCAGACCTATCACCACTGGAAGCGCTTCAGAACAACAATAACAAGGGCGCTTGCGGATCGTGCAAACTTCAAGGCCGGTTTGATAACAAACTAGGCAAGATGGTTGACCGTGTCTGCTATGTTAACGTTGGCCAAGCGCCGGATACAATCCATAAATCATACAAGCGCGGACTTTATCCGGTTTATGATCCTAAAATCCATGCAAAATACATAAAAGGGCGCAAAACGAGATTAGGCGCTTATGGTGACCCGGCTGCGCTGCCATGTGAAATTTTAGAACATTTGGCGCGCTTGTCTGCTGGCCATACCGGGTATTCGCATCAACTATTCGATATTGCCAAAACTGATCGACCATTGGCCGACAGATTGTCAAAATTGGTCATGTGCTCATGTGACGATAACGCGCAACATGATATCGCAACTAGCTACGGTTGGCGAGCATTCACGGTAAAAACTCCCAATGGGGAAGCGCCAACCGATGCGATTGAATGTCCCTATTACAGCCATGGTGTCCAATGTGAAGATTGTCTGCTCTGCTCTGGATCAGCAGTCCACGCAAAATCAATCTACGTCAATGCACATGCAAAAACAGGTCAAAATTTACCGAAAGTGCAAGCGTTAACAATAAGCGCAACAGCATAGCCAATAAACAATAACAACTAATCTGGAGTAATGACAATGGCACGAATACCGAAAGTTAGAACCTGGCAAGTCACGTCATACGATGCAGACGGCAAGATTAATCAGCGCGTACAAGTGCAAGCGCCAAACAAGATCCTAGCACGACTAAACGCGCGCCATGAATACCCTAGGCTATCTGGCCACAAATATACCGTGGGATTGATCCGAAAACCTTAACCGATGGAGTAAATAACAATGGCAACTAAGGCAACTAAGTTCAAAACCATATACGGAGATACGCTGGAAGTGACGTGGAATGGCAATGTATGGGTGGCGAGTTGTGGCGCTCAATTCGCATCAGAATCGGAAGCAATGAAAGTTGAATTGCACCAATACCTAACAGAATCCGGTGATGACGATGTGGAATGGGACGAATTGAAACTTGCCGACCATGGCGAATGGGAATAAGGCGCGCTTGCAGTTTTAATTGATCGACCATGACAATCTAACCAACGGAGTACGAACAATGGCAATAAAGAATAACCGTCAATCTATAAGAAAATTCGTTGACGAATTGCACGCGCAACATCCAACAACTCAAGCAGATACGGTATCGGCTATGTGCAAGGCGCTGGCCACCTGGGCTATCGAATCAAAACAGCAAAACCGAGTAGACCCCAGGAACAAACGCGCTGTGGATGAGGTTCTGTACATGCTCAATGTATCCGAAGATGACCAGCGCCAATTTCATCTGGAATTTTATACATGCTAAGGCGTGATGGACGATAACAACCTAACCGATGGAGTGAATAACGATGAATAATAAAAATAAAACAATGATCTTTGAGAATTACGTTGACTCTGGAACCCTTATTTTGGCAGACCCATGCTACATTCTTGGCGAGTTTGCCACCAATGGAGTGGATGACTGGCAAGCATTCTGCGATAAGATCGGCCCGAAATCTGAATTCCAGCGCAATATGGCATCGCAACCATTAGGCGCGGGAATATGTACGCTGGTTTCAACAGGCTATGGCGATGGGGTGTATCGGGTTACCGTTGAAAAAAACTCTGAGGGCCGAGTCAAAAAAATGACGGTAACATTTATCGATGATGATACTTGACAATCCCAGGATTGATTGTTAAGATTATCTAAACAACACAACCATAGGAGTGAATGACAATGAGTATACCGTTTGCAGATTTCAACCCCAAGACAGCGGATAGTATCTTGGATCTTGTCGAGGGTAGCTGCACCGATGAGGTCGATGCGGCATCCCACCTAGCGGCAGCGTTATTCGGCCTGACTGGGGCAAAAGGTGCGCACCTTCTTATCGCCGTTGTAGACGCAGTTGGTAATGGGAATGATGAATTTGCTGACGCAGTGATGGAATTTGCAAAGTGCCAAGAGGAAATAACCGATGACAACTAACCAACCAAAGGTGCAGGAGTACGACGATGCAGTGTATTAAGTGCGGTGATGGTGTAGGGATTGATGAAGACGGCTGCCCATCCACAGACAATGTGTGTGCAGGGTGCAGTGATCCATGGCTCGATGATGCAAAGCGTTGTGGACGATGCAGTCTCTTAGCTGAGGGATACTTCAGTACAGAGATCGGTGTGACTGTTTGGGATTCGACAGGATCAGATGAGTTGTTTGTGTGTTCATCTTGTGTTCGAGATACAGACGTGATTCAAAGCGAATGAAAATATGCTTGTGTTTAATTGACGCACCAAAGGTGCAGAATGGAGTACGAAAATGATCAGGTTTAAAAGAGTACTTATGGCTTTTGTTCTGCTGTGTTGCTTGTGCATTATGCCGATGGTTGGCGGATGCCAGAGTGTACGAGCGACGATCAAGGCGACCGGCTTAGTCGGTGAAGCCGTTCTTAGCGATCTAGATGCCGCGACGATGGGCCTGGATGAACGCATCAATAAGGGGGTTGATGATGATTAAGAAGATAGACAGTTTCAGCCGGGGATTCTGCGTAGGCGTGCTGTGTTCAGTGTTTGCGTTGATGATCGCGTGGATACTGGGACAGGTGACAGTATGTAATTGGGCTGTTCATTTGGAAAAGGTAACCTACTGATGATGAATCTATTCAGCCACAAATTTTTAGCAAGAGCAAAAGACCCGGTGACATCCAAGCAAGCAGCCAAAGACGTTGCCAAGATGCTACCAGACATGGCCCAACAGGCACTGGTAGCAATCACTGCGCACCCTGGGCGTACAGCCAGGGAGCTTGACTTCATATCTGGAACCACTGACGGCCAGATACGCAAACGGCTAAACGATCTGCGCAGGATGGGCAAAGCGTACATTGGCGATAAGCGTAGATGCACGGTATCAAAGAAGCTTGCTCAAACATGGTGGCCAACGAGGGATTCACGATGAAACCACAAGCACTGTGTGTGTGTGCAGCAGTTGTTATAGCGGGGTGTGTGCAGGACAATGCGCCACCCCCGCAACTGCTTCTGGTTCAAAGTCTTGTTGACGCCATCGCCGTTGTTGAAACTGGAGGAGAGTTGAATCCCGATAGTGCTATAGGTGATATCGGGTTAACTCCGAGCCGTGGCCGCTATCAAATATCACGGCCCTACTTTATCGACAGCGGCATACAGACAACATACCAAGAGGCTTGGTCAAACCCACTGATCGGCCAGCAGGTGATGCTGGCATATTGGGCTAGGTATTCAGGCGTGAAGCGTGGTCTAAACACGCCCATCAACATGGCTACAGCCGAGTGGATGGCACGAACCCATAACGGTGGACCAAAAGGATACCGAAAACAGGCGACTGTAAAGTATTGGCGTAAAGTTAAAACAACATTGGAGACTCGATATGGAAATCATTAACCAATGCCCCAATTGCAAATCTAAATTGATGCATAGCATGATCCCGGCCACTGGGATGTGGCTCACGCTGTGGTGCGAAGACTGTGGTAGTCGGACAAGCGTTAACACAGCCGACGAAAACATCGAGCCGGTTACCACTATTCCCAGGTACTTACGAAGACCAGATGACAATCTTGACAAATAGTTTAGAACTATATAGGATCACGCCATGAATATCGAAGATGCCGACAAACTCAAGGTTAACGATACTGTATATGTAGAAGAACAACTGGTAGACCCATTCGTGCTGTTGGTTATTGGCGCGCCAATCTCAGGGATCATACTTGGTGTGGAACTGACAAAGGGCAAGCCACGCCGGTGGTGCTTCCCAGAAGATTGCACAAAGATATCCCACGATGGAGCTAAGAAGTTATCAGGACTTAACAAATTAGAGTCGTTGTTGTTCGACGTACTCGTTTACGAAGATGAAAGGAAAGAAAAAGATGGCAAGAGGAATCAACCCGGATCTGAGGTACACAAAGAATCACCCCCCATCCAACCAGATGATAGTAAGCACTGATCATGATACATACGCGCTGCTTATTCGCCTGGCAATGGGGAAATACGGCAGTATCAAAGCAGCCGTCAAGGCGGCAGCAAAGTCGCTGGCGCACCGGCATGATATTGATATGAGTGGACTTGACTTGGATTAACAGCAAGCGAAAGGAATGGGTTATGGGAATTGAATTCAACGATCATGAAGACCTTGTGAAGGTAGGAAGGTTTCTAGTTAACGTACTCGACTGGAAAGCCAAAGACATCGTCGCCTTCTTTGACGAGCCTCACAAATACAAGAAGTACTTCTCACTGGCTGAATTGTACGACGAACGCCGTGACCATTACACCGTACAGTGCCAGGAGTGTAAGGTGACCCAGCAGGTGCTGGACGATGGAACCATCGATTGGTCAGAGGGTACAGCGTATATCACATGTAAGAGTGCTTCCTGCCCATCCAACGCTGAGATGCAAGAGGTGGCGTTATGAACAAACAACTTAAAGATGCGTGCGTTCGATTGGCCCAACTGCCTGACCCAACGATTCGTGAGGATCTGGAAGATTTTTCCAAGACACTTAGGGGCATCCTTGAACAAGTAAATACTGACAACATAGAGCAGGTCATATCTGTCAAGCTGCCACGCAAAACATGGGTCGCTATCGGATACACGATAGACGTAGGTTTTACTGCGATGATAGATTTTTTATCAGAACCGGAGTACGAAAATGGCAAGGAAACCAAAGACATTTGACAGTGACATCCCCAAGGCTGAGCCGGGAGTGTTCGCAGGTTTGACGTTCGATCAGTATGCAGCGATAGATGCCGTCAATGCCAGCGTGTTGAAGCCGTTTCGGCGGTCACCAGCACATGCATTGAACAAGATGATCGCACCTGATCCACCATCACGGGCCTTGGTGCTAGGTCAGGCACTGCACTCACGATTGTTCGACGACAACTGGCACAACGATTACACCGTGGCCCCCAAGATCGACCGCCGGACGAAAAAGGGCAAGGCCCAATGGGCTGAGTTCGAGGACAACGCAGAGGGCAAAATCATCCTGACATCCGATGAACACACAGATGTGTGCGAGTGGAGTAACTCAGTGATGAGTCAGGGCGGTGATGCTACACAGTTGATCAAGGCCAAGGGGCACAATGAATTGACCGTGGTATGGGAAGATCCCAA